GTCGTGGGCATACCAGCTTGGCCTGCTGGCGCTTGGGCTGCTGGTGCTTGCTGCGTGGGTTGAGGAGTTGCCGTTGGCGGCTGTTGCGGCGCTTGAACCCATCGCATTTGCCCACCGCTACCGAACTTTTCTGAAAACGGGACGGCTTGCTGCACATACCCAGCGGCTTTGTACTCTTCGTCAGAGTTCAGTGACTTTACGTTTGGGTTTGCGTCAAATATCTGCTGCCATGCGGCTGGCGTTTTATACCCAAATGGGCTTGGATGCGCTCGATCAAATTCGTCAGTGCGTTTCATTTCCGCAATTTCCAGCGGGCTTAAATTTTGAAGTCTTGCAATGTCTTCTGGACGCCCAACCTGACTTGGATCAAAAGGGTTGTACTTTGTCATTGCTTGAGCCATCCAATTCTGGCTTTCCGCTTCCGGCTTATACGCCTCTAGTTCCGTATCGTATTGCTCTTTAGTCGCCCACGGCTTGCCTTCACCCCACGGCGCGACCCACACTGGACGCGATTGACCGTTATGCGCCGCCCTGTATTCCGCGTCACGCTTATCAAGACGTGCTTGATGTTGCGAGTCGCGCTCCGTTCGCCGCGAATTAAGCTCCATTCGCCGCTGTCCATTTTGCATCCCAGGTGAAAAAGATTGCATTGGTTTACCCAGACCAATGCCCTTTGACGATTGACCCAGCCCAATACCGCCAGGGATTGCTTGCTGCCCGCCTTGCGGTGCTTGCATAGCCGGCGCATTTTGCTGCCCGCCCTGAGTCTTCATGTACTGCTGCAACTGGTTCTGCCAGTCTGGGTACTGCTTCATCAGCTGTGCAATCTGGTCTGGCGGTACGCTCATGGTTTAGTACCTCGGCATCGGCTGTGCGTTCTGCATCGCTGCACCGCTCATGGCTTTTGGGTTTGGCGGCTGATTGATTCCAGCGCCACCAGCGCCGGACATGGCTTTCGGGTTCTGCCCCTGCCCAATTTTTGAAAAGTCCATAACCTGCGGCGCTTGCTGGCCGTCCGGCATATATGCGCGCATCGCCATCTGTTCTTGCGTACCCGGCGGCGGCATAGCTTGCTGGGTCATCGGCTGCTGACCCATACCCTGCTGACCCATACTCTGTGGCTGCGCCGCGTATCCGCTTTGCGTGGGCGCTCCTTGAGGCATCCGGCCCGGCATCCGCCCCATTGGCGATTGACCAACTTGCGGGGACTGCTGTTGCGTACCCTGTTGCAGCATTCGAGCAATTTTGTTCGGGGGTACGCTCATTTGTTTAGCTTCCTCAAAGTGTCTGCGAGTTTTTTGCCCCTGTCCGCTTGCATATACTCGCGGCCAACCTTCTGGGGAATGTGTAGCCGTTTAGCGGCTTCAGGGTCGTGCGCCACCATCGCCATCATGTTGTGCTGCGCTTTGGACTTGCTCGGCATTAAGCAAACGTCTTCAATTTGTATATGGTCGAATCCAGAAGCTCACATATTTCGTCAATTATATTTTGCAGCTGCGTCTCTTCCGGCAGGGTCTTGCGGGCGGCTTGCACAAAGTCATTGATCTGCGTCAGGTACTTAACCGGATCTTTCGCCAAATGATAGTTCGACGGGTAATCTTTGATGACGGAATAGCAGCCCTGGTAGGCTTCGGCCCACTTGTCAGTCAGTCCTACAACGTCTTCGTAGTAGTCGCCCAGTGCAACGTGCGCCGCATAACTCTTTGTCTGCAAGTGCATAAAATGGGCGTTGGTGGCCGAGTGCAGCAAAACGGATACAAATGCTGCCGCCTGTTTCTCGTAGTTTTCTGCCATTCTCGGCCCCTAAATGTGGAAATTTGACCGTTCTTGGGTCACTACAACAGATATTACTCCGTTGTCAACGCTGCGACAACTGGTCGCGGATCAGCGGCAGAATGTCATCTAGCCGCATCATCACCAGCCACTCCTCACCGTCACCGCGCATAACCACTACTGGCGTGCCTTCACCATCGCAAGACTTTTTTGCTTGTTCCATAAATGCGTGGACGGCAATTTTTGCTCTGCGTTTCACTTCCCAGCGAAACTGGCCCGTCTCGATGTCGTGCCCACCGTCGCGGGTTTGATTCAACGTCCTGTTCACCACCCACCCAAGCTGGTCGGTCAGGATCGCAGCCACTTCACGCTCGCCCACCTGGCCTTTTCGTCTTTGTGATGCGCTCATGACTCAAAGTCTCCCAAGCGCATGGCAATCAGCGTGGCGTAGCCGGCAATGTCGTGCCAGGAATCAAAAAAGTCTGGGTCGCCGTTAAGTACTCGAGCAATTTTGCTTGCAATCATCTCAAGCGATTCTTGCTGGTCAGGCGACAGACCCGCCCAGTTCTCCGTCGAGCGCATTACGGCTTTCAGGTCTTGCGCGATACAAGACACGCCAAAAAAACTGCCGTACACCGTCTCTCTTGTTTCGAGGGTATCTTCAATTTTCATTGGGCATATTCCATATAAAATAAATTGCAACGCAAAGCCCGACTATTGCCGGCAACAATACCATTAGCGCGATTGTCCCTAGGACGTAACGCATAACGCTACGCAGCGTAGCCCTTTTGGACTTTTATCCTTGACCATTTCCGCGCGTCATTAACCCGCTTGATGAAACTGCGAACGCTCCACGGCGTTCTCCCTAGTTCGTCAGCCAACTGGTTTGACGTCTTTGGGCCGTACTCAACCAATACTTTTGTGCGTTCGATTTCCGTCCAATACCTTTTCTTTTTCACCGGTCTTCCCAGTTCTTTCGCAAAAGTTTCGTGCGGCCCTGACGTGTCGCGCACATCATCTGCAACTTCAAAAAGTGCAGGTCTAGCTGCTCACAGATCCACCACAGCGACCCAATATCCTCCCGCGGTGACCACCACCACTCGCGCGCTTCTGTCGCATCCGGTTTGTGTTTTGAGTCCATGTCAATAATGACACCCACCACCACAGCCGCCCACAGGGCCGTGTAGGGGCTTCCAAACGACCCCCTTGCATCATCAAGCCCTACGACGATCATCGCCATGCGGGCCTCACAGTGCGTTGTGCGTCAAGTTATATAGCTCGCGCTCGACTCTTTCGTTGCAGCGGGAAAACTCCTGCTCGTATTGCTGCGACGCAGGGTCAAAGCGAAAACCTAGTCGGGCAACATACGCCTCTCGAAACTTCACCCAGTACTCGCCGGGGTTTCGCGCTCGCAGTTCTTCCCAGGCTTGTACCGTCAGCTTTTCTGCGTTATCCAGCGCACGGTCATCCTGCGGTTCCGGTGGCTTCTCGCCGCGTGGCCTTAGTTCCACCGGCTTCGGCATAAATTTGGCAAACTTCACGCAATGCGCCGCTGACTTACGGAAAGAGTCAATGTGCAGGTCTTTAAGCGCGTCCCAGTAGGTTCCCAGCTGGGTGTCCGTCATGTGTGGCCGAGTAAAGACATCGCACAACGAGTCCATCGTGACTCGAAATTTGTCGAATTCGTGAACGTACATCAGCCATCCTCCGTTGGTCGCCATGTTCGGACAGGTTCTGCGAACGCGGCTGGTGCGCGTGGCCGTTTGCGGTCGCCTTCCGTTCTACACCAGTTACGCCATGTTGCGTCCCAGTCCAGCTTCGCAGCTTTCACGCCAGACAGTGAGCGCCAATAGTCGCAGAAGCTGGCAAACGTCCTGCTGGGGTCAATGCCCTCGCCGGATGCTACCGCCGCTCTGTCATGCGTCAATTCAAAATCGTCGGGAAGTCTCGAGCCGCGTTTAGCGGGTGTCTGATCCTTTGATCCTTGATCCTTTGATCCTTGATCCTTGATCCTTAGATCCCCCGACGAGTCTTCGAGAGGTGTCGCGATAACTCGCGAGGCTTCGTCGAGTGCAGGTATTCGGCTCTTGCTTGGACGATCAATCTTCTGATGTTTCAACCAGTTACAGATCTGAATGTATGAATCACCTTCAGTTCGATACTGAACGATGCACGATTCTGCTTCCAATTCGTTCAACCATCGCTCAATCAGCTTCTTTGCGTCATCGTCGTATGGGTAAAGAAGGCTCGCGAGCATTCGCGAGGATCCGCGAAGCCTCCCGACATCATCTGCGAGAGTCCAAAGCAGGATAAAACAAAGCCGTGATTCGCGGCTGACTCTGCCCATGCTTTCGGACTGCGGAAACTCCGGCTTGATGGTTCTAATTCTTGCCATCTGACACCGCCTTCCGCAACGCACGGACTGCCAACATCTGCCGATTGTGCTGCGTCCGTGCGTTTGCCTTGTCGCAAGTAACGCACCGATTGGACAGCACATAGCGAGTCGTTCCGTGCCCATGTACACAAGGCGTGCCAACATAGTGTATCTCGCCACTTGTTGCTGCCTTCAATCTGTTCCTGTTCATGCTCACTCCTGTTATTGCCTCTACACTCTGTCAGAGATCATTGCAGGATGCAACACAATTTGCAGACACAAAAAACCCCGCCCAGCGTTAGCCAGGCAGGGTTCGCGGTCGGACTACAGCGTGTCCGGCGTCTCTGTCACTGCCAGCGCACCACGGCCAGCGCGCAACGTCTCACGGCGGTCGTGGTAGTACTTGGCGCCAGCCTCCCTGGCGCAGATCACGCAGCCCCCAGACGCGACGTAGCGTGTCGCAGAAGCTGTCGTACCGTGGCCGTGCTTGCAGGGTTTGCCTTCATATGTAGACGCGCCAGCGGCATTGGCATCGATTCGTGCTTGTTCCATGTAAAAATTACCTTGTGGTTGTGGACAACTTAAAAGCCTAGCACAAGTCAAGCTGAAAGTGTTTGCAATTCTTTTTAAGCAAACAATTGACACAACCACAAAAAATAGTGGTAGACTTTTACCAGTTGAGCCAATCCATAGACAGGAAGAAGACCATGAACCTAAAAGACCGCACAGAATTTGATGCTCTCCGCGCAGACATTAACGCGGCTTTGGCGGCAGTGGCTGCCAAATATGCGTTGGAATCAATTAGCGCAACAAAAATTAACGTTGACGGTTTTGCCGGAAATTTTACCGTCAAGCTAGAAGCCGTAAACGCTGGCGGCATGACGCCGGATGCGCGGATGTACGAAGCCGTTTGCAAGTACACGGACGGTCTTCCCGCGCTTGGCGCGGAATTTAAAAGCGGGCAGTCCACATACAAAATTCTTGGAGCAAGCCCAACAGGCCGCAAGATTCGCGCGGCGCGGCCCAATGGCACAGTCTACGAATTCACAATCGAAGCCGTTATTCGTTTGGCGGCGGCATGAAAGTGCTTATTGCTTGCGAAAGCAGCGGTTCAACCCGTGAAGCATTTCGGGCATTGGGCCACGATGCATGGTCATGCGACCTACTTCCAGCGGACGATGGCAGTTGTTACCATTTTACAACTGACGTTTCTACAATTTTAGATTCAAGCTGGGATTTGATGCTGGGACACCCGCCATGCACTTATCTTTCGAGTTCTGGCTTGCATTGGAATAAGCGGGTCGTTGGACGCGCAAATTTAACAGAACAAGCGTTGGAATTTGTCCAACTGTTGTTAAATGCGCCAATTAGACACATTGCGATCGAAAACCCAGTTGGTTGCATTGGAACTAGAATTCGCCCCGCAAACCAATACATCCAACCTTATGACTTTGGGCATGATGCAAGCAAGAAAACAGGGCTTTGGTTGAAAAATTTGCCGCCTTTAATTTCTACCCAAAAAATTGCGCCACGCTATGTTGACGGTAAGCCGCGCTGGGCAAATCAAACAGATAGCGGCCAGAACCGGCTTGCGCCGTCCCTTGATCGTTGGAAAATTCGCAGCAAAACATATAGCGGAATTAGCTTGGCTATGGCCAAGCAGTGGTCAATAGCGGCAGCATACGCATCAATGTAAATAGTTGACACAAGCAAAAAGGATAGTGTTAAGCTATCTTTGTCGAGCCACTCCATAGACAGGATGACGAGCATGAACACAAAAACAATCAACGTGCGCCTTTGGGGACAGCGCGTTTCGGCATACGCCGCCGGCGGCCAAATCTGGGGATTCGATGATGTAGCCGGCCACTATGTGCCGGTGCAGCATCTGTTGTCACAAGGCCAGATCCGCTACGTCGTGTCGCGCACCAAGGTGTCGGCATGAGCAACATCAAAATGATTGAGTTCTTCAAGCTGGTCAAGCGCCTGCCAAAAGGCGCGACCATTGAAGACGCCTCCAAAGCAATTGATTCAGCATACGAATGGATCACCAGCGTTGGCGATGACGCCGCCATTAAATGGTACGAAAAAGAATCTGACGCAACGTATTCGCTGTACGAAGAAGATTCTTTTGTGTATCTGAATGCAGACTGGGAAGACATTGTTGTGGCAGAGCGCGCCGTCTTTATCGGGTGGGAGTCATGATTGCCAGTCTTTTGATTGTTGCCGCCGTTGCAACGCTGCCGTGGGGCCTCGCCGCCGTCATCTGCTGGCTAATGGGGGAACCGTGGTAACTCGCAACATGAGCGCCGGCCAGCGGTTTGCGTTCTTTGCCGGCTACAACCGCGCACTGCGGAATCAAGCAATGCACAGCGCACGATCCTCGTCTGGCGATCTGCGCTCGATGTATGTCCTATGCGCTAGAGCGTGTAACCGCACCATGATCGCCGACAAAAGGAATGCAAAAAAATGGGCTACATGAAACGCACACTGCCGGAGGTCGACGACCTGCCGGATGACGATGAATGTTGGTGGCACTTCCAGAACCTCGATCAAAATTTTACCAAGGAATTTAGTGATGCAAAGCGAAACGATCAACGAGCTGGCAGCGGCACTGAGCAAGGCGCAGGCGCAGATTACGGGTGCGCTGAAGGACTCGTCTAACCCGTTCTTCAAGTCAAAATACGCAGACTTGGCAAGCTGCTGGGACGCTTGCCGCGCCCAGCTTACGCAGCACGGCCTGTCCGTCATGCAGACCACTGACGTACTTGATGGCGTTGTGGTTGTCCGTACCATCCTGGCCCACGCTTCCGGCCAGTGGGTCAGCGGTGTCTTGCCGGTGAAAGCTAAGGACGATGGCCCACAAGCACAGGGCAGCGGCATCACATACGCCCGTCGCTATGCGCTGGCCGCAATTGTTGGACTGGCCCAGGTTGACGATGACGCAGAAGCCGCACAGGCGCGCACTCGCCGGGTCGAGCCAGACGCCGGCATTCTAAAACTGATCGCCGCAGCGGAGTCCGTGAGCGACCTGACGGCATTGTTTAAGAGTCTGTCAGAAGAACAGCGCGCGCCAATGGTTGATAGTTTTGCCGCCCGTCGCAAGGTGTTGGACAAATGATTGAGCAGCGCACGGACGCATGGTTTTTGACCAGGTTGGGAAAAATTACCGCTAGTCGCATCAGCGACGTGATGGCAAAGACCAAAAACGGCCCCAGCGTGACGCGCAACAACTATTTAACGCAGCTGGTGTGCGAGCGCCTGACGGGCGTGAGGGCTGAGTCCTTTACGAACGCGGCAATGGAGTGGGGCACTGCGACCGAACCTATGGCGCGGGATGCGTATAGCGCAAAGACTGGCGAACTGGTCACTGAGACCGGCTTTCACGATCACCCGACAATTCCAATGTCTGGCGCAAGCCCTGACGGCTTGGTGGGCATCGATGGGCTGGTCGAACTCAAGTGTCCTAGCTCAAGCGTCATGCTGGATCTGATTTACGAGCGCAAAATCCAAACCCGCTACCTGCTTCAGATGCAGTGGCAAATGTCGTGTGCCAACAAGTACTGGTGCGACTTTGCATCGTATGACCCGAGGTTGCCGGCGCATCTGCGGCTGCTGGTGATCCGGGTGAAGCGTGACGATGCACTGATTGCGACGATTGAAACTGAAGTTAAAAACTTCCTGGCTGAAATTGAACTGCGACTTGAATCACTACAAAAGGCGAAACTATGAGCGATTTTGACAACACCAACCGTGGCGTTCTTTTTATCAACGATCAACAGGGCAACGACAAGCGCCCAAACTATCGTGGGTCGTTGACAGTGAATGTTGCTGCGGCAAACGAAACCCCTGTTCTTGTTGAATTCAACGTCAGCGGTTGGAAGAAGCTGTCCAAGAAGGGCACGACGTTTCTGTCGTTGTCGATTGATCGCAAACCGGAGATCGAGCAAGCCCCGCCGGTGCTGAAGCCGAACGCGCCGTCGTTTGATGACCTTGCCGATATGCCGTTCTAAGGAATCATCATGCAAATCAAAATTGAAAAGAACGTTCCTGTTATGAAGCAAAGGGCCGGCAGTGGTGCGTCAGAATCTGGAATTATTGCTGCTCTAAAAACTTTGCAAATTGGAGAATCGTTTGTTGTGCCGGTTGCGCTGCGGAATATGCTTAGTGGTGGCATTACAACGTTGCGCCGAGAAGATAAAACTAGAAAATATTTGACGCGGCAAATTGGACAAACGTTGCGTTGCTGGCGCATTGCTCCAGTGCAAGTCGAGCCAACTGTACAACTTGAAGCTGATTTGGAATACATCAAACCGGAAGAAAAAAACACGCAGGTTTTTGTGCCATTGAACGACACAATCAACAATGCGTTATCTGGCAACGAAAAGGACAGAGAATTGCTTGAGTCCCTTATGCAAGGGCTTGTCTCCGAATACTTAAGCAAGATACGGAAGGAATAGACATGATAAGCGACGACCGCGCACAGAAAGCCTTGGTCTACTTGGCCGAATCAGATCTGTCTTGTGCAAACGCAAAAGCAGATATGGAACGTGCTGAATTCAAGGTGAAAACCTTGAAGCAGACCGTGTTCCTGCATTCTGAAGGGACGGTGGCAGAACGCACCGCCCTGTCAGACACTCACGAAAGCGTGGCCGGGGCGCACAGTGAGTACTGCGACTCTATTGCAATTTATCAAAGTTTGCAAAACAAACGCAATACAGAGGCAGTGGTTATTGATACTTGGAGGACGATCTCGGCTAACCGCAGGAAGGGAGAATGACTGACTTCCGCAAGCTGGCGCGGGGTCAAAGCTGCCAGATCCGTCTGCCAAACATTTGTAATTGGGATAACGACACCACGGTGTTGGCGCATTACCGGCTCAGTGGTCTAAACGGAGTGGGGATGAAACCACCAGACCTGGTGGGCAGCTGGGCCTGCTCAAGCTGTCACGACGCGTGTGACAGGCGGTCGCACATGGACTTAGATCGAGACTATGTACGGCTGGCGCATTTGGAAGGCATGGCTAGAACAATCAACGAACTCTACAAAATGGGGCATCTATGATTAAGCAATTCCTGAACTGGCTGTTTCCGCCGCAATTGCTTCCACCACCGTGTCCACGAACTGTGCGTGACCCGTACAGTGTGCAGGATAGCTACTTTAAGGCTCTGGACAGAGCCGGCTGATTTCTTGAGAGATCGTCTAGCGGTAGGACAACGGACTTTGACTCCGTGAACGATGGTTCGATCCCATCTCTCTCAACCATACTTCCGGCGCAAATAATTCATGCTTAACGGCATAAGGTCGTAGCTGCCATTGTTGACCTCGTTTAACACTACGATTCCTGACCATTCGCTGCGTTGAACATCTTCAGAGCGATAGTGTTCGTGGTCGTTATAGAACCGCCCGCAGACTAGGCCGTGTTTGACGTGATCCGGGTACTGCTTGCTAGCATAGAGCATGCCCTGCTGATGACCTTGGACAAATGACGATCCAATGTTGTTTAGCCGAGACACGATTGTTCCGCTAATAGGTTTCCCGCTAAACGGATTGGGAAAGTAATGGCAATATTTTATGCCATCTATTTCTGCAACAGACAAAAACGGGAACCGCTCGAAGTCCAGCGTTTCGCAGTTGTGCGAACCAATGACACCAGCCCACTTCGGTTCGTTTGCAGCTACACGGTCTGCGCGATGTTCATGATTGCCCATAATGAACACTTTGCGCGGGGACCAGCGTTTGGCCCTGTTTTTTGCTAGTCGGGCACGTTCACGCTCCATGGGCGCAACAAGCTTGCGAAATGCTTCATTGCCAGCATTAACGTCATCAAGGTAACGAGAGTTTTCTAATTCCACAGAGCCGGGGGCTGAATGGGAATTAAGGCTTTGGAAGTCCCACCAGTCCCCAATGACAACAATGACATCTGGCCGGTATTCCACGATAGCTTGAGCCGCCCAGTCGACGTGCTCTGTGCTGCCACCAGGCTTGATCTGGGCGTCTGGAATGATTAGGTGGCGTATCACTTTGCTGACGCCATGAGCTGGGCCAGAAGGCCCCCAACGCTGTCTGAAAACTGCTCGTCCGTATAGAGCCTGTGACCCAACACCCACATCATTGCGTGGGTGGCTTCATGGAAGAACGTGTGCATGTCACCCGTTTTAGACTGTCTCAAAATAGAAATGCGTTTTTTGTCAGGTTCAAACAACCCTACGCAGTCTCCGTGTTCCCAATCTTTACTCCGTAAGACAACTACCGATATCGTATGGCCCATCAGCATGAACGAAGAAGGAATCCGCCTCACAGCACTGCTCCATGCTAAACCCTGCGCTCAAAGTGCGGAATATCTTTAAAAGATTTCCAAAACATCCCGGCACTGTTTTTTGGGTCTAGCGATTGCCAATACTCGCCAATGGGCGTGAGCACCAATACGTCGTACTCGAGCACGCCGGATTTAAAGAAATTCAGGTCAATCGCAAGCCGCTTAAGATGATTTGAGTTCATCGTTTTGCTGCGGCCTGTTTTGACGTAAATCTCCTGCTGTTCTGGGGTGCGAAACAACTCGCCCCCCGTCACGGTAAAGCCCAGAGCAGTGGCGTGTTGTATCAGCTTTGCAGCATCTAACAGAAACGCCGCCTGCTCTGTGACCATCACGACAGCTTGTCTTCCAGCGGCTTAGTCGTGGCCTGGCGTAGGATCGCATCAACAATCGATTTGGCGATCAGCAGGTAGCCAGCGATCTGGGTGTTGCCGCCGAACACGCCGTCAAAGAACGGCAGCAGCGCGATAGACGCACCCGCAACGGCTTGCAGAAACGCAATCACGTTGGTCTTAGACTTCATTTTAAGAACAGAGAACGTAAAGTTTACGATCAAATTAACGATAGTACCCATACTCACCTCTTGGGAAAAAACATGATAGTAACCAAAATTGTCGCCATCCCGGCCAGCAACATTAAGCCCAACTTGATTAGCAGCCGGTTCAAGTTTGAGATGTCGTCTCGCATATTTGCGCTGGAATCTAAAAGGCCCTTGTACCGTTCCGCACAGACTGCTTCGTGAGTGCCAATCTGCTGCTCTACTTTGCGGAGACGGTCAAACAATTCAACCTCCGCGCTCATGCCGGCCATACCAGCGGTGGCAAGTACGGCACAACATCGTCATAAGTTGCAGGGACTG